CTAGGGGGTTGGGGAACTGGAATAATTCATCTAGGAACTCTGGGTTCCAATCTCCAGTGTTTAGGGTTATTGTTCCGTTCTCAAACCTACCTTGTAAGCTCCAAACAACCCTATCTATCTTTCTTTTGTTGCCGTGTGTTAGCTCTTCTATACGAAAGAACCTTTGTCTAGCTCTTTGTATATCCATAATATATGGGAGTACAGCGTTCTTAGCTATACCCTTCTCTATACCAACAGAGATAGGCTTATACTTCTCTACAACTCTGAATATCTTCTCGGCTGACTTCTTAACGTCCCACCTACCGTAGATTATCTCTTCTACGTACCACCCTTCTTCATTTACTTTAACAACGCTAATAGCCGTTTGGTCAAGCTTCTTAGCTTTAGATGTATTAGCTTTAGATACGTCTGTAAAACCAGCCAAGTCAATAGCAATGAAATAGTCCCCCACTTCTGGAGCTTCTTCACCAAACTTAACCCACTCTTCTTTAAATAATTCACTACCTTGCGCCTCAAACGATGCCATGAACTCTTGCCTAAACGCAAAGGAACTCATAGTCTTTTTAGCAGCTTCTATTTCTTCTTCTGCTAATAGGGGATTGTCATACGAAGTAAAGTGCCAAGACTCTAAGGTCTCATCATCTCCTAACTCAGCTTGCTTGTACAGCTCATAGAAGTGGTTACGACCCATAGGAGTGCCGATAAACAAAGCACTACCACGTTGGTCAGCTAGGGCAGGACGAAGGATTTGGTCAAACACTGCTGGTTTCATATCAGCGTATTCATCCAATACTAAGAACTTAAGAGACACACCACGCATAGTCTCTGGTCTATCTGCACCCTTCAAGCTAATAGTAGCACCATTAACCAGTGTAATCTGTAGGTTGTTAATATGACTAGACTTAATTACTGGGTGACCTAACTCTAATAGAGTAGACCACATAATATCTCTTGCTTGCCCTTGTGTAGGGGCTACGTAGAAAACATGCCCCTTCTCTAGCTGTAGAGCGTTTACGATAAGTAACCAAGCAGCTAGTCTGGATTTACCAGTACGCCTGCCAGCAGCTACTATCTTAAACCTAGTCTTACTATTCCAAACTTCTTGTTGCCAAGGAAGTAGTTTAATACTGAGGTCATTACTCAAATTATTAATAAGTCCAAATTACGGGAGTTGTAGTACGAGTGTCTACGTGTATAAAAGTATTAGCTATACCGATACCAGTAAAGCCCATAGCCATTGCTTCTTTGACGATGATATGCTTTTGGTTGCCATTAGCTACTTTGATGTCAGCAGCTATGCCTTGGGTATGTGTACCACCTTTACTCTTCTTAGCTTCTACTGGGTGGGTTACATCTCTGTATGCCGAAGTAATAGTAAAGGGGAAACCACACCTAGTTCTTAATTCATCTAGTTTAGCTAGGAACGAAGAATCCATCTCATTCTTACCGGTGTGGGAACAATCAAACTCAGATAGTTTAAAGTTAATCATTGTCGTTATCTATTACCTCACCATCAATTACATTCCCTACTTCAGTAACACCCGAAATAGTAATGTTAATGCTAGGTCTGTCTCCACCACCTGAACTAGTATCAAACGAAGATAGTGGCATAAGTCTATCTACTAGAAGTTTCCAAGCAGCAGCTTGATGTTTATGCTCATCATCTAGTGCAGCACTTAGTATAGTATCTAAAACCTTAACAGATTTGGGAGACGCTAGAAGCCTAGCCTTGTACTCATCCATTATAGCCTTATCACCCGGAGGTCTCCCGGGAGGTCTAGCTCCTTTCTTCTTGGACTGTACTAATGCTTTAGGTGGTCTACCTCTTTTCTTAGGGACTTTAACTTCTTTCTTTCTTTGTTCTGAGTAATCAGACAATACTACCCCCTTAAAGGATATTGTGCTTAGTAAATTTCCCCAGTAGAATAACTACTATTACTAATAATTAAACCTAACTGGGTAATATACCTTAGAAAGGTGGTATTATATCATATATCATTTAGTTTGTCAAGCACTAATTTATAAGCTATTGTAATTATTATACATTTAGTTTAGCACCTTAGTAAATTTCCTAGAAACTGCGCAAGGGGTATTATCTCTTCCTTTTCTTATAATATTTAATTATAGGTAATTAGGTTTATATTTCAGTAGGTTACGGTATTATTCCCCACGTCTAGTTGTGTTTAGTATCAAACACTTTTTTTTATAGATAGATATGCAAAAATCCCCCTCTTTTCAATTTCACTTTTTTTTGTATCTGGGGTGGTACTATCAATTACCATAATGCTAGCCAGCCCCCCCGGGTAGTTATCCACATGTTATCCACAGCTTTTCCACAGAGTTATACATATCCACAAGTTATCCACAGACTTATCCACAGGATGGTGGTTGGGTGTTGTAGGGTTGACAGTGTGAGTCGGATGTGGTACCTCTCAGAGAATATCATTAAGGTACTTACGAAGCTATTATATAGTGCCTGGTTTTGTCGCTACTTGATAGGGTTTACCAGCATATCAATAGTTATTTTACTATCTAAGTTATTGATAACATTAACAATCTAAAATTAATTGAAAAAAACTGTTGCAATTCGTTTCAGCATTTGCAATGATGTTTACCAAGCCGAGCAGATTGGCGAATTAAACTAACTAATAGGATAAAATAACATGAACATAACTAAACTAGAACAAGAGCTTATTAACACAATTGCTTGCAACGAGTACGGTGATGACATTACAGACGCTAAATGGTTCTGGTCAGTATCGGATGACTTTGGTCATGCAGCCCAAATCTCAGGCGTAGTGAGCAGCTTAAAGAAAAAAGGTCTCGTGGATGTGGACTCTCAGCACAGTAAATACGAGCACGTAATCTGGTTGACCGACGCTGGCGCTGAACTAGCGGTTTACGAATACGAATAAACCTAAAACAACGGGCAAGGAAGCCTAACAACAACAGGATAAAATAACATGACAAACGAATTAATAAAGCAATATGACAAGCAACCTTCAGAGAAGCAAAGAGATGCTATGTCAAGAGCTTTTCGGAATATGGCGCTATACCACTTACTAGCCGGTGATACCGTCAGCGTTCAGACCTCAGACTACTTCGGAGACAGTAGCTTACTTGCCTCTTTGTTAGTTAATGGTAAAGTTTTATGCTCTCGTAAAGTAGGCAAGAATGGCGGTCTTACAGTTTTAGGTAATTATTAGACAACAATTCAAATTAGAGGGAGCTGATTTAACAGGTGTTGATTTGGTGGCAGCATATATTATTTAATTTAAATAAAGTGTTGACATTAGGTAATTAGTAACGTAAACTGTACCCATAACTTAAAGAAAGCAACTATTAGGATAAAATAAAATGAAACAATCACAACCATTTAGAAAAGTTTTACGAATCAAATACAAACACAAATCTTTAGATTTAGTATTCTCCAATGATTATGATGGTTTGTATCATCTCACCTCATACGAGGATTGGGAGCTTAAGAGCCGAGGCTGGTATGATAGGTACGACCTGAAAGAATTTAAAAACTTTGAACACTTCATTAAATGTATGCAATCGTATGAAGCTAGGTCTTCTACTGAAGTAGTTGAATATCAAATTTAGGCTATAGCGTGAAGCATATCAAATTGGGTATGCTTTGCAGTGTGACCTAACCAAATCAACCAATAGGATAAATAAAATGAAATACTACTTGTATTTATCAGCAGTTACGTGTGTTATGATATACGCTCTATATTCAAGTCTAACGGGTTACCTTGACTTACCTATAGTAGCCTTCAATCAAGCGGGTGAGTGCGCTTATATCGAAACACAAGGCGATAGAGACTATACTTGTGATATGATTCCAAGCAAGTACATAATGGAGAGCGTACAATGAAAACATTAGAACAGATTAGAAAAGAAAAGAAAGAGATTGAACGCCGTTTATTGTTCTTACAGCATAAAGATAAGCACACACGCGAGGACAAGCAAGCGCGTTACGATATGAACCAAGCTATTATAAGACTAGCTACAGATATTAATACTTACGAGGAGTTTAACAAATGAAAATAACAGAGGATAAACTAAAAGATATTTTAAAACAACATGCCTTGTGGTTAAAAGATAAGGGGGGTATGAGAGCTGAGTTAGAAGGTGTTAATTTAGAAGATGCTGATTTAGAAGGTGTTAATTTAAAATATGCTCATTTAAGATATGCTAATTTAGAAGGTGCTAATTTAAGAGGTGTTAATCTAGTAGGTGCTAATTTAAGATTTGCTGGTTTAAGAGGTGCTAATTTAAGAGGTGCTGAGTTAGAAGGTGTTAATTTAAGATATGCTAATTTAGAAGGTGCTAATTTAGAAGGTGCTAATTTAAGAGATGCTAATTTAAAATATGCTAATTTAAGAGGTGTTAATCTAGTAGGTGTTAATTTAGAAGATGCTGATTTAGAAGGGGCTAATTTAGAAGGGGTAAAAAAATGACAAAAAAGATAACAGCTAAGAAGCTACGTATCATTGAGCAGATAGACCAAGCATTGATTGCATTGGACAGAGAAGAGTCTGGCTATAATTACATTGTTGATACTATGTCAGTTATGCAATTACAGACTATCAAAGGTGAACTGTTTGATGAGATATGGTATCTTGAAAACAGACCGCAAAAGATAACAATTAATAGAGGTAAATAGACATGAGCTTACAAAAAGAATTAGAAGTATTAGAAGTACAGGTACGTGACATAGACCATCCGTTAAACCAGTTCTACTGGGAAGAGGTTGAGTATGAAGCAGAAGATTTCCTATGCAAATTTAACTGGGATGGATTAGAAACCGAACAAATAGATTTGACAGAAGTGTTAAAATAGTATATAATAATAAACATTATTTAATTATATATATTATATTAATATTTAACTAATATTAGGAGTTATTAATAATATGAGTAACTTAGAACAAAGACAAAGGGGACAGCTGAGTCACAAGATACCTTGTCCTGATTGCGGAAGTGGAGATGGCAACCAAGTATATAGTTACGACAATCAACCTGATGACAGTTACTGTTTTGCGTGCCAGACTTACTTTCCACCTAATGATAACGTAACAAGTATTAAACCAAAGCAAAAGGCTAAAGAGATGAACATAGATTATAATAAGTTACCTATACGTGCCCTACCGGATAGGGGTATACGTAAAGATATAGCTGAATTGTATAGCGTTAGGGTAGCATTGAGTGAGGTAGACGGCAAGACAATTACCCACCATTACTATCCAGATACTAAGGGTGGTGAGGTAACAGGCTATGAAGTCAGAGAAGTAGCAACAAAGGATTTTAAAGCGTTAGGTGATAGGAAAGGTGCTGTTGACCTATGGGGTAAGAACCTAGCC